GAAACTGAGATCAGAGACGCTTTGAATAAGACGTCTAACAAAAGATTTAATGCACGTAATAGGACATACATGAACAATGTCTATCACTTGCGTACTCCCGCGTCTGGGCCTCCTACAGAGTTTTCTTTTAGCGGCGCTGACAGCAATGGAGACATCCAAGTCAAAGTGTATCCACAGCCTGATGGCATCTACTCTTTACTGTTTGATGCCTTTGTGCCTCAAGCAGAACTGTCTAACGACAGTGACAAGCTAAAGGTTCCATCAAACCCTGTAGTTCAAATGGCCTTTGCTATGGCTCTTAGAGAGCGTGGAGAAACGGGTGGGCAGTCAGCAGCAGAGCAGTTTGCTATAGCTGACTCTATACTGGCTGACGCTATAGCCTTTGATGCTAACAAGTATCAAGAAGATACTACCTTTATGGCGGTCTAATATGGCTCAAAAGCTACAAAGCATCACAATTACAGCTCCAAGCTATGCTGGGATCAACACACAGGACGCTCCCCTGTCCCAAGACCCCACATTTGCTGCTGTAGCAGATAACTGCATTATTGACAAAGAAGGCCGTATAGCGTCTCGTAAGGGCTATGAGATGGTGTCTACTAACGGCTCTTCTGTGCTAGGCAGCTCTGACGGCATTAAAGCAGTGCATCAGTTTAGAGATTCTGATGGAAATACAGAAATACTGTCTGTAGGTAACAATAAGATATTCTTAGGAGATACTACTTTAGTAGACTCTACTCCAGCTTCTTATACAATAACTAGCGATGATTGGAAGATAGTAAACTTTAATGATCATGCGTACTTTTTTCAAAGAGGGTATGAGCCTTTATTGTATGCTGATCATACAGGCGTTGTGGAAACTATGTCTTCTCATTCCCACGCTACTGGAACACCTCCACAGGGTAATGAAGTATTAGCGGCCTTTGGTAGACTGTGGGTGGCTGACTTTGCTACAGATAAGTCTACTATCTACTGGAGCGACTTACTAGACGGTACGGCATGGTCTGGAGGCTCTACAGGCTCGATAGACATATCTGAGGTATGGCCTAACGGCTATGACGAAATCGTAGCTCTAGCGGCTCACAACGGCTTTCTAATTATCTTTGGTAAGGACTCTATAGTTATTTATCAAGGTGCTGATAATCCATCTACAATGTCTCTAGCAGATACTATTTCAAACATAGGCTGTGTAAGTCGAGATGCTGTAGTGTCTACTGGTAAAGACCTAATCTTTTTAGATCGTTCTGGCGTCCGTAGTATAGCACGTACAATACAAGAAAAGTCATCTCCTATCGGAGATATATCTAAGAACGTTAACAATGACATTAAAACTCTAGTAACCGTTGAGACAGGAAACATATCAATGCACTACTCTCCTAAAGAGGCGTTTGTGCTGGTAAACTTTTCTGGCCTACAAACTGTATACGTGTTTGATACTAGGTTTCCTTTGCAGGACGGCTCATACAGAGCGACTACGTGGTCGCACATGGCTCCGTTGTGCTTTACTAATCTAGAAGACGATACAATCTACATTGGTAACTCTGCTGGCATTGCTAAATACTCTGGATACGACGACAACAATACGTCTTATCAGCTAAGGTACTTTTCGCATCCTTTGAGCTTCGGTGACAGCTCTATTCTAAAGTTTCTTAAAAAGATTAACTTGACAACCTTTGACGGCGCTGAGGCTGTTGTTGTACTTAACTGGGCCTACGACTACTCAGGAGCTTACAATAAGCAAGCATATACGCTCCCAAAGAGCAACGTTGGTCAATACAATATATCAGAATTTAACACAGAGGCAGAATACAGTTCTTCTATTTCGTTAATCAACAGACAGAAGATCAATACTAACGGTCATGGAACTGTAGTATCTGTAGGCGTAGAAACTGATGTAGACGGTAATTCTATAGCCATACAAGAACTTAATATTCATGCTCTATTAGGTAGGATTATATAATGTCAAACTATACCCGAATCACGAACTACGCTGCTAAAGATTCTTTGGTGTCAGGAAACCCTGCTAAAGTAATTAAAGGCACAGAGATAGGCGCTGACTTTGATGCTGTGTCGGTTGCTGTAGCTACTAAGTCTAATATTGCTTCTCCTACGTTTACAGGGACTGTTACAGTAGACAACATTACAGCTACTGGTACTGTAGACTTAGGCACAGTAGACGGTGGTACATACTGATGCAAATTAACACTTCTGACATAATTTCTACAGTCGCTGCTGGCTTAATAGTTACCGGAATGGTGGCTATAATGACACAGATTAACAACTTAACTGTAAAGGTAGAGCTAAATACCCAGCAAGTCAGAGAACATTACGAGACTGAAAAGGCTCGAATGGACAGCTTTGAAAAAGAATTGATTTCTCAAGGAACTCGACTTAGCGCTCTAGAAACTTTAACAGCAGTTTTACAGGACAGGATAAGCGGTGAAAGGAATTGAGCAGTTTTAATAACAACTTAGTTTTGAACGCTGTTGAAGGAGGCTGGCAGTTAACTAAAGATTTTAGTTACACCAGTGATATGCTAGGAAGAGATATTATAGTCCCTAGAGGGTACTTTACAGATTTAGCCTCTGTTCCTAGAATTTTTAGGTTTATTGTGCCTGTAGCCAATGCTAAAAACAGAAGGGCTGCTGTTGTTCACGATTACTTATGTACTCACGGAGTCAGTGAAGGCATTATAAAAAACCAGAAGGAAGCTGATCAGGTTTTTAGAGAGGCTTTACAAGTAGCAGGTCTGGGTAAGATAAGAAGAAACCTTCTATACTTTCCCGTTCGTTGTTATCAATTTTTTGCAAAGGATATATGGACATGATTAGACTTTTTATTTTAGCTTTGTCGTTGCTTTTTGTTGGATGTACTCAACTAGCAAGCCTTGAGATTACACCGGAGGATAACGCTATGGCGTGTCTTAAAGGTAACACGTCTGCGACTAGTGGTGTGTTGGGTGGAGACATTGCCGGAATAACAGTTGAGCTTCCGTCTTCGGTAGATACTTCTGATTGGACTGCTGAGGATTGGAGAAGTTTGGCTGAGATTTGTGACTAAGTAAGGATACTGTATATGCCTGCAAAGAAAAAAGACCCTAGACTAGCTAGAGCTGGTGTATCTGGCTACAACAAGCCTAAGAGAACGCCTAACCACCCTACCAAGTCTCACGTAGTAGTGGCTAAAGAGGGTGATCAGATCAAGACTATTCGATTTGGTCAGCAGGGAGTATCAGGGTCGCCAAAAAAGAAAGGAGAGTCTCAAGCGTACAGGAATAGACGCAAGAGCTTCAAAGCCAGACACGCTAAAAACATTGCTAAAGGCAAGATGAGTGCAGCGTACTGGGCCAACAAGGAGAAGTGGTAATGGCTAAGGCAGTCCCGAATGATTCAGCTCTGTGGTCTAGAGCTAAAGCAGCAGCTAAACGTAAGTTTGACGTATATCCATCAGCCTACGCTAACGCTTGGGCAGCTAAGTGGTACAAAGAAAGGGGCGGTACTTGGAAGGGCGGTAACAACAAGGTAGCTAAACGTGGCAGCAAGAAAAAAAAGTAGTACTAAGAAAGGCGGTCTAGGCAAGTGGTTCAGCGAAGAATGGACTGATGTCAAGACAGGCAAGGCTTGTGGCAGAAAGTCTGCTAAAGGCTCTAAGCGCCCCTACCCAGCCTGCCGACCTAAGAAGGTAGCAAAGAAGATAACTAAGAAGGAAGCTGGTAAGAAAACCGGCCCTAAGCGAGTAAAATGGTCTACAACCGCTAGCGGTAAAAGGAGAAAGTAATATGCCAATGGTAAACGGAAAGAAATACTCTTACGACAAGAAGGGCATGGTAGCAGCTAAAAAGGCTAAGAAAAAGGCAGCCAAGAAAGCAACTGCAACACGTACCAGTAGACGCACCACAGGCTCACGACGTCGCGTGTCTGGTATAGGCCGATAACAAAGGATAGTAGTAATGTCTACTCTACAAGACCTTATAGCGTCTCTGTCTGCTGACGGCTTTACAGCCGACGAAGGACAGCAGATCATTAACGCCGCTG